CACAAATGTAATAATTCATCTTAAACCTCCTTTATTTATTTCTGTCATTCCCGCTTTCGCGGGAATCTATCTTTGACAGGCAGGACGCCTGTCTCGCCTGATCCGATACTCGATATGCAATACACGCTATACGCTAAACGCTATCCGCGATACGAGATACGAGATACGAATTAGTTGGCCAATTTGCCAATTGACCAATTAGTGAATAGTGAATATTCGTTAGAATAGCCTAAACCGCCTATACAATCATACCAATAGGGGTAAACAAACCATAATTTAATAGGTTTTTCAATGGTTATTGAAACAACTGGCTAAATTCGCTACCACCTGGCCTTACAACCTAAATTCTTTAGGATAAAATCAATAACCCGGTAAATAATCTTTTTTATCATTTATTGTCTCCTTATATATTAATCTCTTCTTCCATCCTATTAATTTCTTCCTGAGTGATCCCGATATATCGCTTCGTTACTTTCGTTGACCGGTGGCCCAGCTTCTCGCTTATCATATCAATACTTGCACCGTGATATTTCCGAGCCTGATATCCCCAAGTCTTCCGGAGACTTTGAGACGAGTAGCGTTCATCCTCAAGCCCCACCGCCTTAGTCCAGCGCTTCATTAGATAAAAGAGAGCAACGTTATCTATTGCCTTCTCTGACCTTTTAGACTTGAAAAGGAATTGCTCCGGGTTGAATACCTTTGCTTTACTTAGATAATAGGTTACTGCTTCCCCCATAGCTTTGTTTATTTTTAGCTTCAATTCCCTTTTAGTCTTTTTCACTCTGATATAGATATACTGCTTTATGTCCCCCTGATCATCCAAGATATCAGATACTTTTAGCTTTAATAAATCGCTTGACCGCAAAGCTAAATTGATTCCCAGCGTAAATAATAGATAGTTCCGGGGATCACTCTCCATTTTTAGATTCTGCTTAATAGCCAGTATCTTGTTAGGGTTTCTAATAGGATCTACCGTGTTCATTATTTCATACCTCACTTTAATTAAATATTATCATACTACAATTATATTATATACCCTGTTATGTTTATTGTCAAGCCTTTTCTTTTAACCCTTTATTTATATGGCTTTATAGAATATTCCCCGGCTATTAAACAACTTAATAGATTTACTATTGTATTAAGTTATTACTTTAGGAGCCACTAAGTGGGCACCAATAGCCACTAACTGATATCCACTAAGTGAAACGTTAGCCCGTTTACCCTCTAAACTGACCTTCTAATTAATACAAATTTATTTCTAAAAAGGACGTTATGGACATTATTTCGCTAATTCACGGTTAAGTTTATACTTTCATTCTCATGTAGGGCGATACTGCAAATAGCAATATAATGTCCTTTTTGTCCTTTTTTAGTCCTCTCCAAATGGCAATTTCTCCTCTTCACTTTTCAAATCAATGCCACCCCAGCCCCTATCTCTATTCTGTCCGATTCTCAAAGCCTTATAACCTCTCTCCTCTAACCGCCTGCCAAAAGTCCTTTTGTTCATGTCCTTCTCTTTGTTTTCCTCGCACCAGTTTTTATAAGCACTGTATAGCTTTTTGGTAGTAGCCTGCGCCAGGCGATTCTCAATACAGCAATCTTCTATAAATTCAGCTAGCACATCCATCTGGTCCTTATACTGGGCAGTAGCCTCTTTTATTTCTTCGGGTGTTATCAACCCTTTTTCCTTCCATTTCTTATATCCCTCTAGGATCCAGTTAAAAATCCCTTCCCTCTCTTCCAGTAAAATATTTTCATAATGCGAAATTCTCTCCTCTTCCGGTATAGTTAACTTAAATGGTATCAGTCTTATCCTTCCCCAATAAGCCGGCGAAAATTCTTTTACTGCAGGTTTATGATTGGTGGCCAGCCACAGCTTGCAAGTAGGATAAAAGTCAAAAAATTCCTGTCTCAAAAATCTGGCCGTAACCTTATCCCTGCCGGTCAATCTCTTTAATAATTCCTCATTAAAATTCCTCCCTTCTCCAGCCTCGATGGCGGTCACAAATCTGGCCCCTCTCATCCGAGCGACATCGTTCGGGATGTGCTCCCCACGTCTGGTCAAAAAGGTTTCAAACGGGGTGTTAATCGCATAATCCCCCAGGATCTCCTGAGTGGTATTTATGAAAGTGGATTTCCCATTGAAGGCTATCCCATAGAGGATAAATAGGCATTGCTCCCCGATATCTCCAGTAAGACTGTATCCTAAAGTGGTTTGTAAATAATCTATTAAATTATTATTACCCTCAAATATCTTATCCAAAAAAGCCAGCCATTTCGGGCAGTCTGCTCCCGGCTCATAACTGACATTCATTCTCTTGGTCAGCATATCCCCTGCCCTATGCTTCCTGAATTCCAGAGTCTTCAGGTTCATGGTCCCATTCTCCATGTTAGAAATATACGGATCCTGGTCAAAATCATCAGGCACCGCCGGCATGGCAGAATTAGCCAGCTCGGTCATCGCCCTGATAGCCCTTTGGCTCTCCGATTTACGGCCAAAATCCACTAAAGTTTTTCTGGCCTTGTCGTCGATGATCTCCGAAGCCTCTCGATAGTAGCCCATTATCACCCTTTTGGCCAGCTCCTGGGCTTCGTTCCGGTCGTCCTCTTGCCACTTCCCTTGCTGGTAGACCAGCCAGCCATTCCATTTTTTGCAGTACAATAATTGCCCTTCATATTTCTTATAAAAATTTTCTGAATTCCATAGATCGGTAGGCCTGAAATCTCCTGCAGTAATAACCTTTGGTTCCTTTACTCTTTTTTCTTTGAAGAAGGCCCTCCCTTTCCTAATCGTTATAGCCAGATATGATGGAGTTATCTTCTTTTTCGTGCCTGTTTTTGAATTTCTTATAATCGCTGCAATTTCTGAATCGGTAAATTTATTTTTTATTAAGATGTTTGCCAGGGCCATATCATAGCCACTGCCTGTCTGATCGCTAATATCAGGCCTATCCCTGGTTAGATATGTATTTTGCAACTTCTTATTTTTTTTCAATAATTCCTCAAATCGTTGAGGCACCTTAACATCTTTAATATCCACATCCACTTCTGATATATCTTCAATCTTCACCATAAATTTTTTGAATTCTAGGCCATATTTTAAGTTTGGCTCAAATTTTATGATCTTAACCGGCAAACCTTCTTTTGGGCATTCTGGCTTATGATTTTGGGAGAAGGGCACTCTTAAAATCCGGCACAAATCGTGCCCCGATACATCGCCCCCCATTTTTAGGGTCAAACCTTTGAGGATCCCTTTGGCTTCTAAAAATATCTTTCTATTCCTGATGGGGATGGGCATTTTCAAAAGCCAGTAACATTGATAGCCCAAGCCTGAATCCACAATAATACTTGGGGGTAATTCAAACTTTTCTATCTCTTTTATCTTCACCGCCTTGGTGGGGAGCTCGGGCTGTTTCTCCCGCTTACAATCTACATCGCTCCATAAGCAATTAATCATTTGAATGTCTTTTTCTGCTCCGGTTTGCTTTCCTTCGGTCTTCGCCCTGGGGGCAACGCCGAAATAGATATTTCTCCCCCTTACAAAATTCTCGTTGCTTAATGCTCTGACTAAATCTTTTATGTCACTGGTTTTCCTGAAGAGGCGATCCTTCCGAATGGTCTTAATTTTATCTTCGTCTTTAATATGAACAAAAGTTCTTATCTCGATATATCCGGTAGTCCCTTCAAAAATTGCCTCAAAGAATTTAGTTAATTCTTCTTGTTTTCTTTGGTTCATTACTTCTCTCCTTTTCTTTGACATTTTTATTCTTTTAAGGTATAATAATACAAATCGCTTTTAGGCTTTGTTCACCTAAATGTCGATATTATATATATAAAAGTGGCTCATCTCTTTGCGGAGGCGGGTCATTTTTATTTTTATACAGTACCTAATTTGACAAACGCGCTTAGAGTATCGCCTTTTTTCGGTGTTAAAACATCGTTATCTAGTGCAGATCCATCAATTCTAAGACTTGCCTTAAAACTAATTTTATCACTCTTAAAGCCCAGACTTGAATCTGACCTCACAGTCATATCCTGCAATAGTAAAATCGCGTATCTACTAAAGTCTATTAACTGGATCGTCCCAGAATCACCGATTACCGGCATATGCTCAGAAAATTTTAGTTCTCTGCCATATAGCTTCCAGATATTCTGAGCTTCAGAAAATACATTATAGACTACCGCCCCAGTTCCTACCGGAAAATTCAAGTGCATCAGTGAAGGCAGACAGGTTAAACTGGTAAGCCAAATACTCTTGGGAAAACTAAAGGGCGAAATACGGCTTATCATATTTTCTACGTTAGCCAGGCAAAGTGTATCTGCGTCCTGTCCCGTCTCCTTAGCAACCTCGATAACCGCCCCAGATTGCGGGATCCCCAAGGGCTGACCTGCACCAGTCCCCGAATTTAAGATACAATTATCTACCTCGAAGGCAAGTGCCTTAGCAAAGATAGACCCAATTAGCCTTTCAGCAGAAACTGCATTATCATGCAATAATTCCTCAGTTACGTCCGTTAAAACCGTTAGCTTATTTGCGGTTAAAACTATTTGCCTGACATTGACATCAGAATCAGTATAGGCAGTATCTTCCGCCTTCCAATAAGTCGTTATTCCACCGATGTTAGAGCTATGGTCGTAATCGTCAACCGCCGGAATTGTAAGACTTTTGCCTTTGCCTTTCCCTAAGGTGTATACCTTGCATTTTGGACGACAAATTTCCGATTCCAGCATTAAATCTACGATTTGATTACTAAATGTAGTTGGCAGGAGAAACCCTCCCGAGCCACCTTCGATAGTGGTCATTGTATCCTTTTCAAGGCGGTTAGTGATATTGAAGTCGTTATTTTTTATGCCTAGTAGGACATCACCTAGCCGAAGGAAGCCACCGTCTGACTCACTATCTCCAAATAAATCCTTGGCTTTTGTAGAATAACCAGGGTTATATTTATCCTGATCGTCAGCCCAAATACCCCTCATTTTGTTTTCGCCGGGCTTATTGAACTCTTTATAGGCCGGGGAATTCTTAAACGCTTTTTCCACTACTTCTAGCAGTTTTTCTTGATCAAAAGGCTCCGGCCTATTATAATCTTTCAAAAGCTCTTTGATCATATTTTCTAAATCTGATTTAGATATTGTTCCCATAATTTATCACATCCTTATAATAAAGATTTTAATTCATCTTGAATCGAATCTATATCTCCAGCAGTGATAAATTATTTAAAGGTAATAACTCTTACGTTTCTAGCGTTTTATCTATCTCGCTCAAAATAATCCCACAAATACCTGATATTTTTTCTTATTCAGTTGTCTCCTTTTGTTCTTTTAAATTTGGTTGGGGACAGTAGAAAGACCATCAACCTACTGCCCCCATTACTACGTACGAGATATATTTATATCGGCTCCAACGTTGCCTTACCTATCGCAGACCGTATAACTTCAATCTCCGCAAGAAAGAAAGACTATAGCTAGGAGCAAAGAATCCAGTTTATAGAAGGAGATTGCAAGAACCCTCATTTCCCTGGCGGGGGCCTCCCAGCTAAAACCGCCCCCGATTATATCTAAATTTTTACTAAATTCTTCCTGATTGTCGCACTTCTTTTAAGGCGGTCGGCAATTCTCTCAGGGATAACTTTCTCTCCCTTTTCGTTCAGTTCCCGGATAACATCCTTAATGCAAGGCACAAGGTGATTGTCAATATATTCATTAAATAACAATTCCACCATTTTATTGACTGTTTCAACCAATCTGTCATCTGACAAATCTCTTATAGTCTTACAAAGCAGAAAATCAGATAAATTTTTCTCTGAAACAAACCAACGAGTGCCAACCTTTACAGCTTTAATTTTGCCTCGCCTCAAATAATCCCGAATCCCCAATTTTGTTAGAGGTAATATTTTTGTTAAATCTTCAACGGTAAAAAATCTCAATTTACCCATGACCTTAGAGGGCATTATTTTTTTATTTTCCATAGAACCCACCACCTATTTTATAATCCTTTTTTTACCCATTATTAATTATATATTTAATTATATCGAAAGTCAAATCAAATCTGATGATAGCTTCCCGGCAATAAATTACCACCATAATCATCAAAATCATCGTCCCTTTCGATCCACTCCTTAAGTCGTTCTTTCCTTGCCTCTTTTGCTGACATTTCCCCAGGTCCATCAAGTGATCTGACCCGTGGTCTCCCAGTGTCTAAATTTACCGCCTTGACACTTGCCATGGCAAGGGAAATCGCTAAATCTATCCTGTCCGATTGCTTGCTCTTTATTAGCCTGAAACCTCTAGCACTCTCTTTGGCGATACTTTTTAGGATATGATCCCGGACTTCCCGGTCTTTATATACTACTAGATTCCTTCCTTTGATTAGTGAATATAAGTTCTCCCCTGCCTCTACCAATCGGTCTTGTGTCTGCGCAAATTCGACCATTTTTAGCCCTAATTTTGCTAGACTCAGGCCCGATCGATGAAATTGAAAAGGATCGTAGTTAAAGCTATCTACATTATATAATTTATGCAATTCTATTAGATATTTTTCAACTGTTTCCTCTATATCAATCTTGTGGGTTTTTGTAGGTACCCAACACTTATGCAGGGCCAAAATGACCCTATCGCCTTCCCGGTATACACCAACAACAGAGCTACTGTCATGTGCGTAACCTATATCGATTCCTACAGATAATTGACCCTGAAAGCCTGGTAAAATAGGTCTTAAATTAATGTCTACGCAACTATCCCACATCTCCGGGGATACAAAGGCACTTTCACTACTTGTCCAGCGGTTTTCGTGGATCCTGAGGTATGTATTTGGTCGCAACCTCTCCCTTTGGGTGGAGAGGTATTTTTTGGTTACCCAAGAGGCTAGATTCTTATGAGACCAGAGGAAGAACATCTCCTTGTCTGTTTTAGCCAGTCCTTTTTGGTAAAGCTCATATAGCAGGGAATCCTCGTCAAATCCGGCATAGGAAACGATTAAACTTAGGGGATTTTTCCGGGTTGGTACAGTGGTCAATTCGTCCCAAAACTTGCGGTCGGCATCTAGCTGATAAGCCCAAAGCTCATCCCAAACTATGAGATTGGGGTTTAAGCCACTTCCGGTCTTGTAATTCGGAGCCAAGACGCGAGCTGTCGTCCCGGTCTTCTTGACCTCGACAGCGTCCTCAAAGAGCTTTACCTCTTTCAGCTGTTTCTTATTCATTTGGAGAGATTTTTTCAGCTTATCGAGTAAGATCCAAGAGCTCTGTTCTTTTGAATTTGCAGTCAAAATTATCTCTCCGTAATCTTCATCTTGGAATAAAAAATAGTTCGCCACCATACTAGCCATGGTTGATTTTGCGTTCTTCTTGGGCAACCCCACAATTGCCAGAGAATACCTCCGTAATCCCTCATTATTTAGACTGAATAGGGGTACAAAAATCCGCTTTTTCTGCCAATAATCTAATACTACTGGTGCCCTGCTTTCGATCAGATAGTAGTGGTCCTCTAAATATCGGATAATATCATCTTTGTAGACAGGGTCAAAGGGGTTTTCAGGGGGTTCTTTTTCTACTCCGATCGCTTTTAATGAGGCCCTGTTTTCGTAATACCTTTGCCGTCCTGCTAATTGCCGTTCTTTGGCCTCCGGGGAATTAGCTTCATAACTGCTTTTCTTCCTAAATCTAGTGTTTTTAGCCATATATTGTTTACCTCACTTTTGATTTCTTTTTTTGCTTCTTCTTCCGATTTATCGGGCTCGACTGGTTCTGATATTTAGCTTTTTGTTTCTTTAGTTTTTTTTGTTTTTCTGCTCTAGCTTCCTCACGGAAGAAATTATCTATCACTTTTATACTTTCAAGATCCCTCATTTTTACCTCCATTTTGCCTTACAACCTAACTTCTTTTTTCTCTGAATAAAACTCTTCCCGGTTAATTTCTTTTAATACTCCTCCACACTTTTGACAAATTATGCTCTTTGCCCAACCACAATATAAAGTTCCACACCTTACACAAATGTAATAATTCATCTTAAACCTCCTTTATTTATTTCTGTCATTCCCGC